GCCTGGTGCAACCCGCCAACCACTCGACGTGGACCCGGAGGTGTGGGTGGTGTTAACCCAACTTTGGCTTGAACTAGTCAAACCCGATGAAGTCGCTATTACTAGCAAACTCCTCTTTAACAGGGGGCCTGACTGCTCTTTTCTGTTTGAACAGACGCAGATTGTCTAATATGATAGACGCCGTTGAGCCGTCACCAGGTGGTAACTGCTCGGCAGGGAAAGGAGCCACCTCTTCCCTAATCAGCGCATCCTTCATTTTATTCACATAAGCACGACAGTAACAGGCAGGGATTAGCTCCTTGTCCGCCGTCTGCTTACGTTTCAGGACCGCCGAATACGATCGTTGATCAGGTATAGCGGTAGTGCGAAACTTCTTGCGAAGCGCGCGGGCCTTGGCCCACGCAACACCAACCTCCCTCAATCTTTCAATCTCTTCGGCCATTGCCCGGTGTTCTTCAGCCGGTACTAGGTCGTATCCGTCAGGCACGGGTGCCATCTTAATAACGCCGTTCTCTTCTTGCCTTTCAGAAACGGGCAAACTGGTAAGGGCACGCCTTATTTTCTTGTCTTTTCGGCATACAGTCCTAAGATGAGGTGGTAGCTCAGCAAGGTGTTTGTCCTTGCTCTTAGCCAAAATGTTCGCATTCTGACGTACTACCTTTCGAAACGCTTGCACCGTAGGAGTGGCCTCGGCCGCAAAACCGAGAACATCTTCCACACCAGGATCCATCCACACAGCAGATGCGTTAAACTTTCGCACCTTGACACCATTGTCAAAGAGGGTCGAATTGATCTCGCACAGGCTATGTGAAGACATAGTTTTCTCCTGATTGACTACCAAGCCCACCTGGCTCCCTTCCTCTGATATCAGTGTTCGGAGGGATGTCGTCTTGCGAACTTCACGAACGAGCAGGTCGTCACCGTTGATCAAACATCGGTGCCTGCTCCATTCGCGGAACGAAATCCTTCCTTCCTCTAACAGACGATTCATACCTAAGTCAACTACGGTTTTGTTGATAAGGCACAAAAGCGGAAACGACATAATGGACCCCATGGGCTGCCCACTGCCGCATCCTACCCCGTCCAAACTGAGTCCACCGAGCACGTCCAGTGCAGCAATTTCATCCTCAGAAAGTTCGTTCGCCTGCTCCTTCAGGACATCTATGGCCGCCCGTACGTACCGGGTTTTAATATTGTCAGTAGCTGAAGAGTAATCAAAACTCAAAAGCTCGGCCCCGTTCAAGTCCTGAACGTGCGAGTCGGTGGGTTCACCGACCAACAACCAGCGTCTCCTTTTTAGATGGTCATAAAGACTGTAATGAAGAGGTCCGAGAATACGGGTATTCTCGGAAGAGTACACGGTAACCACCCGTGGCTTCCCAGAAGAAAAGACAAGTTCCGTTCTAAAATCTTCGGAAAATTCCTCTTTATTCCAATTGCCACCATCCTTCCGCTTAAAGGATCTTGTGGCATTCCCATTGGGAATAAATGGCCTTCTATTAGAATCCCACCCTTTCTCGACATTGGCACGCAACGCGCTCCGGAAGCGTCGAAGGTGCTCCTCGTCAATCGGCTGGGGGCGGATTCTAGCCTCCTTCCAATCTCTAAGCCTGCTCTGGAAGCGAGGTAAACAGAGTTTACAGCATGACCTCTCGATCTTACTGATAGTCTTGAAGCTTAGTTCCCAAACAGGATCAACATCTGGGAAACATTGGCGCACGGCTTGCCGTAACTCACCGCACTTAATTGTCGCCGGTGGGTCTCTGATCTGGTTTAATCCGAATCCTCGGTACCATTGCACAAGAGTCTTAGCCCTACCACAAAGGGCTCGGCAGCGTGCACATCCGTCATCCATTGCCTCCAACACCGTATAAGGGTTGCTGTCAACAATGTCGGGCTGTGTCACGTCAGCCAGTTCGTTCATTAGGGTTGTAGGAAACTCCCTTAAAACCTCGCTATTTTCGTTACACGCTGCTAAGCGTAAAGTGTCATCCGGGGGCACAACTGGGACTTTCTCCACAGCCCCCCCCGAGACTAGGGGGACCGGCCCACCGAGACCCGACAAGTGACCGCTTACCTCCGACCCCTCCCTATCATCCATGTTCAGAACACGGACGTCAAGGGTCCCGCCACGACGCGGGCAAGGAGGAGGGAGAGCTAAGACTTTCGGTACGGCTAGGGTGTTAACCCTGACACTGCAGTTGGACTGCGTAGACATCGATTCCCAAAACTTAATTAACCTAGGTACTGATGTCATCATTGATATTCGGTTTATAGGCGGGAAGTTATACGGCAGATCCCACTGCGCCTTTGATTTGTGGTTTTTCATTTTCGCTTGCGCTCCCACATCGTCCGGCAGGTCCGGACGTCGGGGGTGCCTCCCATCACACACCTTCCTCCCTAGTTTCGGTTGCCGTCCCGAAGGACCCTAACCGTTGGACAAAACCAACTGACGCTAGGCTACTCCCATTGATTGGGCGCCTGAATGGGCTGCAAATACACGGGTTGCCCCGCGC